GGTGCTCTCCTGATTCCACGCAATTGAGGCCTACCGTACACGAGCAATGGAAGCTTGCAAGGCTCGAGGGATTACCGACCCAGCGCTCTGATATAGGCCTGACAGGCCTGCAAGGCAATCAATCCGCGATCACCGGCGTCGGTGATGGCGATAATTCGTTGAGCATGCGCCGGGTCAAGTCGGGCGCGTGGGGCGCCATGATCCAGGCCGCCGGTGCGGGAGGCGGCAGGCACTGCACAACCGGCGACAACATCGTCGGCGTCGAGGAGGACTGACAGCCGGACATCGGCAGTAGCAAGGCGATCGCGCAGGCGATCCTGGTCACGTTGGGCATCGTTCAAGGCTCGGTAATGGGTTTGTTCGCTGGCGGCGAGCTGCTGCTCCAGGGCCAGGCGCTTGTCTTGCTCGGCCTTTTGCTGCGTCGCGGCCGCTTGGGTCATTTGATTAAGCGTCTCGGCCTGGGACTGTGCGAGTCGGGCCAACTGCTGTCCGTAACGCCAGCCCTGGAACTGCCACGCGAGCATCGCCGAACCGCCGGCCAGCAGCGCGAGCAACACCGCAATGCCCAGGGTGCGAGACGAAAAAGGCATCAGGTCGAAGGTTGGCATAACACCGCCCTCGCCCGAGCCCAGAGCCGCAGACGCTCCTCCAAGCCGTTCAAACCGCCGTTGATACGCCGGGTGATGCTGTTGAACTGATCGCGGTCGGCCAGTTCGTTCAAGCCGTTCTGCTCCCAGAACCAAGCGGCGGACTCGCTGGCCCATTGCGGCTGCTCAAGAAGCTCAGGCAAGGCCAGCAGGCGTTCGTCGCCGAACAGCCCCTGACTGCAGCGAAGGTAATTGTCACGGCCGGTTATCTGGATCAGCCCTCGGCCGCGATACTTCTGCCCGTCACCGTCAGCCTGGGGCGAGTTGCCCAAGCGAACGGCCAGGGTTCCGGTATCGTATTTGCTCAGGTATTGCTCGCTGCCCAGCTCGCGTACATAACGCAATTGTCCCGACTCATGACCGACCTGGGCCAGGAACGCGGCCATGCGTTTGGGTGTGTCGATACCATGGCGCGACATGGCAGCATTCAACGCGGAAATAAAAACGCCCGCTTGGGCGCGGGCGTTGGGCATGATGCTGACTAGTTGCTGCTGCGTAAGGTCCATGTTCAGGTCATCGCAAGTGCATGATCAAAGATGTCCGGCCAGCCAGGACGGCGCAACCGGACGATATTCAGTGGCTGGAAAGTGCTCATCCTGCGGCCAATCCCTCAGAGCCCGGCGATATGCCTGGAGCTGTGTGTACTGTGTTTGGTCCAGCGTCGTACCGCCGCCGTCGTCCATTTCGTCGCGATCCCTTGCAACGAGGCGGTCGGTTGCCGTGAGCTGGGCGTTGCGCCACGCGTATTCATTTTCTGAAGCCTGGGCCGATGTCAGAGCGGCTGGGTCAAGGAGAACGGGATAACCGGTGTCAGGGTTGGCCGAAACACGCTTGGGCGAAATGGCGAGTTGCTGAAGCAGCGACAGCCAGTAAGCCCGAGGGATTTCGATGACATCATCGGGAATATCAGAAACATTGATACCGGGAACATACGCTCCGCAAGTGCTTGGACTGAACAACAAAGTGAATTCATTCATTCAATAACCCTTCGCAAAATAGGTAACGCTCCATCCCGCAGCGACGTGCCCAGAATAGTCTCGGACTTTCAGGCGCACGCCTTGGCGGGTGGCGGTTCCACCTACCATAATCACCATGGCTCCATCACCACCTACATGGTTCGCCACAACCGAAACAAAAGCATTGGGGAATGAGATCGGGAACGTAACGAACACTTCTCCGTTGGCGTCGGTTGTACCGTAACCCCACTGATCGATGTTTCCGCTCGCGTACTTTTGGTAACCCGGATTGCCGAACTGGCCTGAAAACGACGAGGTATATTTCAGAAGAACGGTGCCGCCTATCAACCGCCATTGATTGTCCAGCTTGACGAATTCCGCCGTTTCACCACGGCCCAAATCGATTGGCCCAAGCATTGAGGATGAAGGTCCTAACGTATCGGCAGACGAGGCTGTCGATACGTTCACGACGGCCCCTACGTTGATCAGTGTAAGCGTCGCCCCATGCATGATTCCCACTGTACTGGGCAGCGTGACGTTGATTGCCGTAGTGCTGGCAAAACTGACGGCTCCGCCAACATGGGCTTGTGTCAGCACCGTACTGACTGCATACACGGAGAAGCCGGAATATTGAACACCGCTGCGTTTTACAAACTCCGTGGTCGCCACGGATCTATCGTTATCAAATTGGGGAGCAGTGGTGAATAATCCGCTGCTGCGCAAGGCCGTCAACAACTGGTTATCCAATTGTTCCGACGGTGTTAGTCCTGCGGCTTGAATGACACTCAGCAATTCCTGCGTCACACCATTGCCCCAACTGGCGGGAATCAAGGAACCCGGCGTACCCGCCAAGGGATCCTCATCCACGAACCTGCCGTTCGACAGACCTGCACTGGGCACACTTTTTGGATAGTCCATTTTTTCGCTCCTGACTGACCAGCGATCAAAATGAAGGCGATATAAAGCCTCACCGTTAATGCGCAGTGGCACGATAAATTAAGGAAGTTTTGATGTTTTGCCGTGGGTTGCTTAAGCCGCCGGCTCAGGCATCACAGGCCAGTTGATGTCGGTAGGAAAACCGACCTGATGCTGGATGCGATTCAATTCAACGCTATAGAGTTTCCACTCCATCAGCGCCAGTTGTTCCTGGTCGCTGGCGTCGCCGATGTCTTCGGCGTATTGGAAGGGAGCAATCCTTTGAACGGCCGCACGCAGTAATTTATCGCGTTTTGCCAAAGCTTCGAGTTTGAGATCAGCCCGCTGTAGCGCCTCGTCAAATACCCACATGTTCTCTCGCCACACATGGTAACTACCCGGCCAAGGTTCGGCTGTGCAGGTATCTGGCAACTCGCCAAACTCGGTCCACTCCAAATGAGCGCCGTTGTCCTTGCGATACACCGAACCGCGCCAGTCCACCATTTCTCGAGGAACACCATTGACCATGACCCAGGAATGATGTTCTTGGGCAGCGGGCAATTCAAAAGAGAGCTGGATGCCGTTGCTTGGAATCTGGATGCCCATGCCGGGCGTTACTGGAAGCTCGACCGGGCCCGACAGGACGCCATTGTCGTCAAATAGATAGATGAACATAGTGGCCTCAGATCAACTTGATTCGAGCGGGATAGGCGATGTTTCTGGGACGAGTTTCAGTACTGAAACCTCCGATATTGCCCACAGAGTCGCCACTGTTATAAGCCGCGTTGGGAAATGTCGTACCGAGGGTGCCAGACACGGGCGCGGCATTAACGTCATGCGTCAAATCCCATAGGCTGTCAGGAAGACTAGGCGTTGGACGCACAGCAGTACCTGAGCTGGTTGGCAGGAAATGGTTGTGACTTTCCAAGGCATCCGCCTGCCGACTACCCGCCAGACGGTTGACATCCACCCCTCGCGCCTCATCCAGGACACGCAGGAATTCGCCCCGAATATCAGGTAGGCGAAAGGTGGTAGCACCGTCACCATTAGTCCAAGCACCTTCGTTCCCTGCCCGGGTGGCTTCGGTCACTATCACACCGGATGACTGAGCCAAGTCGAACAACCAGGGCCAATCACTACGCAACAGGAGATTGCCGTTGAGTACGGCATAACCGCCAGGCAGTACCTGGCGTGCACTGTCAAATGAGATGCGCCCCAACGGGGTGGCATCAAACCGCCCCAATGGCCACCAGGCTCCCGTCCCGTCACTGCGCAAATGCCACCAATCGCCACTACCCATTAACACCAGAAATGGATAACCATTGGCTGCCAGATGGGTATGAAACCGAACCCTATCATTACCGTCAGCCCGCACCGTCAGACGGTTACCACTGTTATCCACACGTCGCACAATCACATCGCGAACACCGAGCGTCGCGTTGGCAGCGGGTAGAGTTACAGTGCTTGCACCCGCACTTGCATCGATCAACACCAGACCCAACTCATCAGCGGCCAACACCTTGGATGCCGTGAGCCGCGTGATGACTGAGCGCATCGGACTACTACGCCCGAGAATGGTTTGTAGTGCCTTGATCAACTGGCCGTTATCCGCTTCAGACGGCGTCATGCCAGCCGAGGAGATCACGCCCAGGATTTCTTGAGTGACACTGTTCCCCCATACCGCAGGGATCAACGACCCAGGCGTACCCGCCAGCGGGTTTTCATCCACGAACCGGCCGTTCACCAGCCCGACGCTGGGAACACTTTTTGGATAATCCATGTTCTATTTCTCTCTATGAGACGGGGCTCAAGCGTGAAGAGGTAGTGCTCGGATAGTCGCGAGCACGTCATCAGCGGCTTGGGTCGCAAGATCCGCCTTGCCTTTGCCGATGTGCGCGCGGATCTGTGTCTTGGCCCTGAGGCGCAGCTCGCGAAGTGCCAGCAGGTTCGCTTCGAATTCGGCGGCCTTGGCGAGAATCTGATCCGCCGCCTGCCTGGCTGTGCGCCCTTTGACAACCCACGCCGAAACGGCCAGTGGAACGGCTTTTTTCGGGTAACCCTGATCCTTGAAGGCCTGCGCCTCCAGGGCGGCTTGTTGGTATTCCAGGGCGCGTAGTGGATCACCGGCCAGCGTGCGACGTGCGCTGTCAGCAGCGGCATCGACCTTGGTGCACAAGCGTTCGGCTTCCTGGCGCAGCAGCTCAGCAGCATTCTCGTCAGTCAGCACCCAGGTGCCGTCCTCCCAGGCATGGGCGAAAGAAGGTGCAGGCGGGCGAAGTCCATCTTCGTACTGGTGCAGTTCTTGAATGACTTTCATCGGATCAGCTCCCAGGACAGGTGAACATTGATTGCGTTGGTAAAATTGACGCCGATACCCACGCTGTAATCGGTCAATGCCTGGTGCCCCTTGATTCCCATGCTCAGCAACAGCTCGTCGCTATCGGCATTGGTGGCACCCAATGTGTGCTCGGCCTGAAAGCACTGCCAAAGCGAGCGAGATTGAGAGTGATCAAAACTGGCTGTGACGGTAGAAACCGTAACGTCGTTGACAACGTTATTGGAGAACAGCACACACATGTATGGGCCATTCCAGCCCACCGCATTGTTGCCGATACTTTGCAAGGCGGGTGACAGATAGCTGTAGTTGCCCCCAACCCACCCGGCCTGAACAAACGCCAGGGAAGTCACGGCGCTCGGAGAGGGTGTTGGATTGCCCGCCACAAGTCGCGCTGCACGTGCATGGGGATCCAGCGGCAGATAAACCACCCCCGTGCCATTCACCGTTTGAGTCCAGGCCAATTGAGCACGGTTGTAGATCGTGCGAATCGTCGGCAAGGAGCCCGGCGCCCCGGTCATCACCCAGGCCAGGCACATGTCCAGGGGTGTGGATGCAAAGCCACCGCCGGACGCTCCGTTGACAGTCCCCTTCAACGATTCTGGCGAAAGGTCATACAGGCTTCCACGCTGCATATAGAACGTCAGCGCGCCGCCTATGACCTGCGCTCTTAGAAAATAGCTGGCGCTGGGCAACAAATCGGCGCTGCTCCAGGCCGCCGTCACGTAAGTACGGGATCGACCCAACCGCCCACTTACCACCTCTTGTCCAATGCTGATGTACACACCCGCCGGAATCGAGACGCGACCGCCGCTGGTTGATAGTGCCGTTGGCGTTACTGCCAGACGGGCGTCTGCCGTTGCAATCGTTGGCAGCGGCAAAGCGGCGATCGGAAGCGCGAGATCCTGGTTCCAGCCCTTGGCGGTGACTGACTGAATCGCCTCGAGCAGTTGATCGTTTTGGGTTTCATCCGGGATCAGATCCCCCGCCTTGATGACATTCACAATCTCTTGCGTTACACCATTTCCCCAAGCTGCCGGAATCAACGACCCCGGCGTTCCGGTCAATGGGTTTTCATCCACGAACTTCCCATTCACCAAGCCGGCGCTGGGCACACTCTTCGGATAATCCATCCGTTTACTCCCTAGTCATAATTGATGTGAACCTTGGTATGCGCCGGCGCACTGCGATGAATCAGGCACTCCAGAGCCGACCCCGGATTAACGCCAAACCGTTCGCCCCAGTAACTGGCGCCAAAACGGCGCCCCAACAGCAGGCGACCGCCGGTGTTGAGGGTCCACATGAATTGCGCCTGCCAAGTGCCAAAGTGAGCCTCGCCGAATCGTGCGCGGCCCATGCGCGGGGTCTTGAGTTCGGTGATGGTGGCGTTGGGGTAACCCTGGCTCTTGGCGATTTCCACGTAATAGGCAATGGCCTGGCTACCGACCGCCAACAACCGCCGACGCACCGCCAAGCGACGATCGTCATACAACGGCGTGGCCCCGAGGCACGGATCGGGCAGGTTCATCACCCGCTCCCAATCCGGCACCAGTTCACTCACTCCCGCCGGGTCCATTTCGTTGAGCAAGTCGGCGGCACGGGCGTCGAGGCGGGCCAGCTCCTGGGCGATGCCTTCAAGCACTTGCTCAAGTTCCGGCACGCGCTCCGGATCCCACGCAGGGCCGCTGGGCAGCAGGCTGCGCAGTTGGGCCTGGTACTGTTCGACGGTTCTTATTCCAGCCATGTGCAACCTCCGAACGTCAGCAGTTGGTTGCTGGCGGCGACCACGTTGGCGACGGGTGCGGAGAGTTTGTGGTCGGTTTCGCCGGTAGCGCTGCTGATGGCTTCAGTGATATGGCTCAGCAACAGCGTTTCGCCGAGGCCGGCTTCGCGGTTGTGCAGGTCGCGCAGTTGCGCCTCGACGGCCGCGCGCACGGCGCTGGTGTCCGGGGTGATGCGCAGCCTGTAACTCACCGGCACCTGCGTTGGCGCCAGCACGTGCAACTCGGCGGTTACCGGACGCAAGGGCTCGATGTAGGCCCGCACCTCTTCCAATTGCTCGGCATTGGGAATCGGCTGCAAATCGTCGTCACGCATGACGAACAAGCCGACAGTGCCGGGTCCCAGGTAGCTGCCGCGACACCAGGCGCGGGTAATGCCGGGGCACTCCAGGGCCCAGGTTTCATAGTCCTGGGCCGAGCCGCCGTGGGGGATGATGCGGTAGGAGCGGATCACCCGGGCCCGCAGCGATTCGAGGCTTTCCCTGGCAACACCGCCGGTCAGCCCCGGCGCCAGCACGGTGAAGCTGCTGCCAATGCCGAGGATCGGTTGGACTGGCGTCAGCACCAGGCCGGCGTCGGCGTTGCCCAGGCTGCCAGCGTCCAGGGCGGCGATGGTGGTGCTGTTCAGGCCATTGCTGGTAGTGCGGGCGGTGGTCACTTTGAATGTGCGGCCATCGGTGGATTGCAACAGTGTGTCGACATCCAGTACCGCACCGGCGGTAGCGCTGAAACTGACACTGCCGCTGGCCACCTGGGCCGCTTTGCGCGCCTGGTTCAGGCGCAGGGCAGCGATGCGTTCAAGGGTGGATTCATCGGCCTTGTCCGGCAGGATCTGCTCGGCGATCCAGTCCAGGTAGCCATACAGGCCATAGGCGGCGCCACCCAGGGTGCGGGCCAGCACTTGGGCATCGGACTGGCGCAGCGAATCGCTGGCCAGGTCGCTTTGGGCGCGTTTGATCAGCACCGGCAGCGAAGGGGTTTCAAACGGCATAGGTCACCTGCCAACTGTTATCGGGGTTGATGTCCAGGCGCTCGCCGTCAGCCAGGGTCAGGACCGTGCGCAGGTTCAGGCGCTGGGCGTCGAGGCGTTCGCTGATGACGTCGATGGCGCTGCAGTGCCCGTCATCGATCAGCCATTGCAAGGCTTCGCGAGCATAAAATTCGGCGTCGAGCTGGGTCTGGCGAGTCAGCTTGACCCGGCGCAACAGCCACAGTCGCGAGCCGATGCGGTCGTCGGCAACGGTCGGAAAGGTGTCGCCCCACCAGCCGAAACGTTCTTCATCATCGACGGCATCGTCGTCAGCGGCGCGGCGCCAGGTGAACAGGCTGATCAGCACCGAACGGGTCAGTGCGGCGTGCAGGTTCTGGCTGATGAACATCATTGACCTCCCGCCGGCGCACCGGTCTGACCGTTGCCGGCCTGTACACCGACATGCACGTGTTTGATCTGGCTGATGCCGCCGGCGATCTGGTCGCCCTGGGAAACGATCTTGCCGGTGTGGTTGATGACTGGGCTGTCGATGTTCACCGCGCTGCTGGCGCGGATGTTCAGGGTTGCGGTCTGGATGTCGATGACACGACCGCGCTTGAAGTGGAGCTTGTCGCCTTCGTCGGTGTAGAGCGCCACTTCACCAGGGGCCAGGGCCTGGAGGCGAAAACGGCGATCGGCGACCACCAGCACCACCGCATGGGAACGGTCACCCCCCAGGAACGTGGCAATGCCCTCGGCACCGGCCAACGGGTTGCTGGTGAAGCCGTAGGGTTCGAAGTGCTCCATGTCGTCGTTCACTTCGCCGGCGGTGAGGCGCATTTGCAGCGACTGCAACTTGGTGGCCGAATTGGCGAGCACGACAGTGCCGCGCGCCAGGAGGCGGGTCAGTAGGCTCATTGAGGTTTCCTTGAGAATCGGGGACTTGAACGCGGTGTTCGGATCAACACCTCTATTGGCTGCGCTGCCGCCATCGCGAGCAGGCTCGCTCCCACAAGGGATTTGCGGTGGGCAGAAACTTGGAGGCGGTCTCGAAATACTGTGGGAGCGAGCCTGCTCGCGATGGCGGTAGCACATCCAACATCGATGCAAGCTGACCCATCGCTTTCGCGAGCAAGCCCACTCCCACAGGGGATCTGTGGTGGGCAGGCATCGGTGCCGGGCTCAGGTTTTGGGCGGCACCGGGTTGGCGTCGAAGGTATGCGGCGGCGCGACTTGCAGGATGGTGACGGAGCCTTGCGCCGATAGGGAATACGTCACTTTGGAAATCAGCATGTCACCGTCGAACCCCAGCACCGGGTCGATCACCCGCACCAAGGTGTTATGCCGCCACAAATCGCCATTGGCCTGGCGCCAGCCCTGCACGCGGTAGGTGGTGGTCAGGGCCTTGCCGGTGCGGATGGCGCTTTCCCAGTCGGCCCGTTGCTGGGCCAGTTCGAAGGTCAACTGCGCGCTTTCGCTGATCACCGTCACCCGCTTGCGCTTGAAGCTCAGGTCCGTGGCGGTGCCGGAGACTTCACTCACCGCCGCCCCGCTCTGCTGATCACTGCCCTTGTGCTGGCCGATGACCCGGTATTCGGAGAACACCTGGCTGTAGTCCATCGGTGCGTTGCCGGAAAGGATGTTCTTGCCCAACTCCAGCACATCACTGGCCCGTCCGCCGCTGCCGGGTTTGGCCAGTAGCACGCGGCCTTGCGCGTCATCGGTGGAGAACACCCGGAACAACGTCAGCAGACGGTCGATGGATTGAAAGACCGTTTCCCCCGGCACGATGCTGTGTTCGCTCAACCGCGCGGTTTCAGGGATTTCACTGATGACCCCCACGCCGTATTGCGACGCCAGGGCCTGGACGATGCTCAACACCGTTTGTCCGCGCCATTGCGTCGGGCGGTTGATCGCCGCGCAGTCCACCAGATCCTGAGTCTTGGAACCACCTTCGATACTCAGACTGATCTGCCGCCCGTCATAGCTGACCGGTGCCTTGAACACATAACCGCTGAGGACCAGGTCGGCACCAATGCGCACCTGGCATTCATCACCCGGACGGATCGGCACCGCTTGCGTCTGCCCCGGCCATTGCCAGGTGATATCGAGTTTGAAAGTGCGGAACTGGCGCTCCAGGTCCGCACTGATTTCCACACTTTTCCAGCCGCCGTAATCCAACCCGCCGACGGTAAGCGAAACCGCGTTGTCGAGCTCGTTCATGACTTACTCCCCCGAGACTTTCAGGTCATTGGGCGGCAGGAAACCAGGATGGGCTACGCCGTTACGCTGGGTCACTTCCGTCACCCGGGTGGCATCGGCAAATTGCTGATACGCCACCACCAGCGCCGGCAGGCTTTGCTTGAACGACAGGTTGATCAGCCTTACCCCCGACGACGCCACCGCCGTCAGGTGCGCGGCCATTTGCTGGCGCAGGTTGTTCATCGCCTGGTAGTGCTCCGGATCAGCCTTGAGGGAGGCTTGCCAGATAGCCTCGTTAAGGGCATCGCGCAGGGCCAGCACATCGTCGGCCACCGGCACGTCCCGGCGCTGGACCGGTTGCACGGCCTGTTGCGCCACCGACGGCGTAGCGCCCAACTTGACCACAGGCGCCGCCACCGGCATCGCCGCAATCCATTGCGCGGCCTGCACCAGCAGCGTGTCCTGCACCAGATCGGCCACGGCCTGGGCCGCCGCCGTGGTGTCCTTGCCGGTGGTGAGTTTGGGCGCGTCGGCCTTGCGAATGGCCTCCACCTGTTGCGACACGCTGGCAATCACGCCGCGATAGCCGTCACGGGCAAAGTCCTTCAGTTCCCGAATGTCCCCCAGCAATCCCTTGAACTCGGCCGCCACCTCCTTGGGCAGCTCTTTCACCGCCTTGACCAGATCGCTGAGTTGCCGATAGGTCTCGATCAACGGCTTGAGCTCCTGCTCGATCACGCCGTAGATGTCCTTGAGGCTGTTGCGCAGATCCGCGATACCGATCCGCGCGGCCTTGATCAACGTCATGGCATTTTCAAAGCGCCGCACCGCCGAACCGAGGAAGCTGTCGGCCGAGACCAGCAGCAGTTTCTGACTATTGATCGCGGCTGAAGGGAATTGCAGTGGCTGGTCGGGGTAGAACTTCAGGGCGAACGTCACCAGCCCACCGCCCTGGCGGGTCTGGGTCATGTCGCACTCGCCGACCTTGACCTGCAGGCGCCCCAGCCACGGATGCACCAGTTCACCGCTGCCCTGCTCCAAAGCCTTGAGCAGCTTGTCGCGCTGTTCCAGGCAATCGGGGCCGACGATGAACGCGGTCAACTCATGAATCTTCGCCTGCTGGCCGAGCCCCTCGAAAAACGGCTGGTCGCGCTGTGGATATTCATGCAACTGGCCTTTGTGGCCGACCGGGGTTTTCGCCTGATCGACCCAGAACCCGACGCCACGAAAGGACGCCGGCAACAAACGATCACGCCAGCTCATTGGAACCTCCTGTGGAAAGTGAGCGATAGCCGATGCGCGAACTCACCGCCAAGGCCGGTTGATTGGTCTGGGGCGGATCGGCGCGCAACCCGGCCGGCGCGTTTTCGAAACGCACGGTCAGGCCGCCTTCGAGTTGCGTGCGGTTGTTGGCGGCACTTTGTTGCACCAGGGCACTGGAGGTTTGCGGCAACGCACCGGGCGCCAACGAGGTTTTCGCAGGCCCGTTGGCGGACGCTGGCGCCAGGCTGGACGACAGGCCCGGAGGCTGCTCGCTGGCCCCGCCAAAAAACGCCGGCGCCAGCTCTCCCTTGCCTTCGGCATTGGTGGCGCGCTGTGCCTCGGTCAGTCCTTCGACCTTGCCAGTGAACGTGGTGATGAGTTCACCGAAGCCGCCATTGAAGAACGCCTTGATCGGCGCGATCACCTCCTGCAACTCGTTCCACCACTGGCTGAACCACTCGCCCACCGGCCCCCATTGCTGAGTGAGGCCCTCAATGGGTGACCAATCGAACAGGCCGCTGAACACCGCCAGCATGATCGACACCTGATTGCGGATGCCCTCCCAGATCCCGGCGAAGACTTCACCGATCGTGCCCCAGTTGGCCATGATCAGTCCCAACGGCGTCCAGTCGAACAAGCCTTTCAGGGCATCCATCACCGGCACGGTCAAGGCCTTGAGCAGGTCCCAGATCGCCGCGAACAACCCGGTCAGGGGCGTCCAATTGGCAACAATCAAACCCAAGGGTGACCAGGCGAACAGCGTCTGCATGAAACCGATGATCGGCGTTGCCGCCGCCACGATCACATTCCAGAGCGCGCCAAAAAAACTGCTGATCGGGCCCCAATGACTGATCACCAGCCCCATCGGGGTGAAGGCGAACATCGTCTTGAAGAACTCGACCATCGGCAGCACGATGGGCGCAAGCCGCTGCCAGAGCCCGGCGAAGAACGCCGAAATCGGCGTCCAGTGGGCGATGATCATCCCTGCCGCCAAGGCGATGCCCATGGCAATCAAGCCGATGGGATTCATCTTCAAGGCCAGGTTCACCACCTCGAACGCCTGGCTTGCGCCGCTGACCGCCATCTGGATCGCGTTGAACGCTACGACGCCATTTGCCAGGCCCTGTACCAGTTGCGGGTTGTCCTGCAGCACCTGGGCCACGCCGCTGACCATGGGCTGCAAACTGACCGCCACCGCGTTGACCGCAGGCCCCAGGGCCGAGCCGAACTGCACCGACACGTTGCTGATGGAAGTCTTCAATCCATCCAGGTTCTGTGCCGCTACACGGGGCGCGTCAGGCGCCTGGACGGCACTGGCCGCCGCGCTCGCTGCGCCCGCTTCGTCCTTGAAGGCCAGCGCCGACTTGAGCCCGTCCATAAACGGTTGGGCCAGGCCGCCGCTGGGCAGCAGACCGGAAATGTCCAGGCTGCCCAGGCCCGTGGCGTCGAGGTTCTGCTTGAAACTCGCGACCTTCGCACGAAGGCCGGCGAGCTTGGGTGACAGCTCATCGATGCCCGTGAGCAGCACCGCCTTTTTCTCTACCTTCTGTGTGTCTGCCATCACTGCACCTGCTGCATCGCATTGATCCGTTGCGCGTGCTCCAGGGATTCGCGGAGCACATCCAGTGGCCTGGCCATCATCTGTTCGGGGTCAACCTTCCAGAACCAGGCCAGGTCATAGGCGGCGGCGATCAGGTCGCCGATGGCTGCGACGCCGCACTCATGAAAAAACTCGCGACGGCCCAGCTCAGGGCGTTGAGATCAGCCAGGTCCAACTGGTTGACCGACGACGGCGGGATACCGGCGCACACCGCGATGTATTTGGCCGCGACGTCCATGTCCAGGCTCACCTCCTCGCTCTTGTCGATCTTGTACGGCAGCGCCTTGATCGCCCGGACTTCCTGCACCGTTGGACGGCGCAGGGTCAGTTCGCTCACCGGCTCGCCGTGGGCCTCGATGGCCACGCGCAGCGTCACGACATCGCTCATTGCCAGGTCCCCTTGATGCCTTCGAATTTCAGCTCGATGGTGGCGTCGTCACCCTTGGACACAGGCTCTTCCACCAGGTAGGCGCCGGCCAGCACGTAGACCTTGCCGTTGTTGAATTCGCAGGTGACGGTCATGTCGGTGCCCGCAACCAGTTGCTTGAGCGGGAAGTCCGCGGTGTGCAGCGCCGTCACCTTGAAGGACGGGGCAATGTCGGTTTCCTTGTAGAAACCCGGTACGACGGTTTCGCGTTTGGTGAACATCAGTGGCGCTTCGCAGCCGCCGTTGATGGTCAGTTGAGCGCCGTCCACTTTGACGTAGCAGGTGCCCGCAATCAGTTGACCCATGGTGTTTCTCCCTTCAATAAAAAGCCCACGCGAAGTGGGCTGAATTCATGCGATTGAACGCGACCTTCAGGCGGCGTCGTCGTATTGCAGACGGAACTGGTTGAGCAGCGCGAACACCCGCAGGCCGTTGATGTAATCCGGCGGGAACAGCACATTGACCCGGCTCGGGTCCTGACTGTCACGCTCGACCACCAGGTGCTCGGCGAACAGCTCAGCGTTTTCCACATGGCCTTCCAGTTCGAGCTTGGCGTATTGAGCGATCAGCTCGCCACGAATCGTGCTCGGGGTCACGATGGGCTGGCCGGCGCCGAAACGGGTGCCGTCGGCGGCCAGTTTGTGGCGACCGTACTTGCTGGTGATCACGCTTTGCAGGCGACGGACGATGAACGCCGACTGGTGCATGGTTTCGCTGTCCAGGTAGGAGTTGTCAGCCTGGCCGAAGGCGTTCTTCTGATAGGTGGTGATGGAACGCTGGATGCGCACGTAGCCACCTTCGTAATACGCGGTCGCGATGCCGTAATTGAGCAGCGACTGGCGCTCGGTCAGGGTGAAACGTTCGCTGGCCGGTGCCGGGTCCAGGCCTGGCAGGCTGCCGCTCTGGGTCGGACGGCTGGCGTCGGCGGAGATGAACACCGCCGTGCGCGCCGCCAACGCAGCGGCCTGGATCCAGAACGGTTGCGGTACGCCCAGTTCCAGGGCCTGGATGGTCATGTGCTGGTCGTTGCGTGCCTGACCGGCAGCAACCAGGGTACCGATAGTGCCGCGCTTGGCGCTGTAGACATGGCCGAACAACTGCTTGGCCCAGGACCAGCGACCGGTGTTGTCGTCCATGACCGCTTGCCAGGTGTTGAGGCTTGCCACATCGGACCAGGGCATGGCGATGAATTCAAAAGGCTCGTCGCCCAGGGCCGCAACGGCAGCGGTCTGGTCCGGCACACCGGCGCCGCCGGTCATCGCAGTGATGGCGGTGGTCAGCCCCGCCGGGGTGTTTTCGCCATTGCTCTTGCCCAGGCGATTGAATTGCAGGCTGATGTCATTGCCGCTGTCACCGGTCCATTTGGCGCGCAGGGTCACGACACCTTCGGCGGCCGCAGCAGTCACCGGCAGGTCGGCGGCCGCGTTGACTTTCAAGGCCAGCGCAGTAGCAGCCTGAGCCGCTGTAGCACCATTGACGATGGCGGCCTGGACGCGCACACCGCCAACGTACAGGTTGAGCACACCGCTTTCAGTCGCGGCGCCGGTGAAGGTCAGCACGCCCTGGGCGATGGCACCTTCGACGTTGTGCAGCGGCAGGCACCAGATTTCACCGAGCGGGTCGGTCTTGCGCCAGGTCTCGTACATCGAGGCGAGCATCGAGCCCTGCCCGCCAATGTTCTTGGCCAGCGCGACGCTGGACACCAGCACCAGTTTGCCGACTTCCGCCGGGGCGACGTTGTCGTTGACCTGGGCGACGATCAACCGGCGCATGGCCGATGACGCACTATTGGCGGCCGAGTTGTCCATTTCGGCGTAGAACAGCGGCACACGAATGTCCGCGGGAATATTGCTGAATCCGATCGCCATTATTTGGCTCCCTGTGGTTTTGCCGCTTTCACGGCTTTGGTAGTGATATCGCCATCGGCCAGACGTCGACGCCACCAGGCGTTGTCTGGCACTTCACGGCCTTCGAGGGGCAACAGATCGCCCGCTTCCGGGTCCGGTACGGCACGGCCCGGGGCCGGCAGCACGGTGATGCGTTTGCTCATGGGGTTACGTCTCCAGAGAAAGTCAGTTCCACGCGCCCGTCGGGGCCGGGACGTTTCAGGTTGGGGTCCGCCGGGTCGATGGCATCGACCCGCACGGTGGCCCCGGTAAAGGACGACAAGCCGTCCAGTTCACGTTCGTGCCAGCTTTCGGCAGGCTGGCTCGCCAGATTGCGGCCCAGCTGGAACTCGGCGAAAAAGCGCAGCCGGTACAACACACGGCTGCTATTGATGGAAACCAGTTCGCTGCCGTCGTACTCGACGCCGGTGTACTCGGCGCCCGGCTTGAACCCCACCAGTGCGCGCCACAGTTCGGCCCGCAGGTCGTGCAACAGATCCAGCGCTTTTGTCGCATCAGTGGCGTCGAGCACCAGCACGGCATCGAAGCGATCACACACCGCTTGCAGCGTGACGTTCTGAGCTGCGTTCTTGCTGGCAATGTCGGCGGTAGGCAGGACATAGGCGCAAGGGGTCTGCAGCGGGGTCTCGGCTTGCAGTGTGGCGAGGTCAAAGCCTGCGGCCACGCGATGAGCGAGCGTCGGACATTGCTCACGCAACTGCGTGAGGATCGGTGTGATCTTCATGGGGGGACTCCAGTTGTAGAGACGGTGCAGGCTCGCTCCCACAGAAGGACTCGGTTGGGCGCAGAGGTAGGTGCAACGCTGAACAAATCTGTGGGAGCGAGCTTGCTCGCGATGGCGGTGTGTCAGTCAGTGCAGGTGTTGAATGTCAGAACGCAATCGCGAGCAAGCTCGCTCCCACAGGGGCGATGGGGTCAGGCCTTGGCATCCAGGCAGGTTGCATGAATCAAGCAGCGATAGCTTTTTTCCCGATCGCCACTGGCGGTGACCTTGTCGATCGACCAACGACCGCGCATGAAATAGCCTGCGTTGACCTGGATATTGCTTCAACGTCCCGCACCGGGAACATTTGATCTGGAGCTGGGCATACTCGCCCACTCGGACCAGTAGTCTGTTGTACTTTCCATATGCAATCTTTAAGCATCTGCAAAAACACACGCAGGTCCGCGGTATCGCTTCACGGCTGGTCAGGAGGAACGTCCCGCGGAGGGACTTCGCAAACGCCGAGCCGCTTGGCGACCCAGCGCTCGTAAAGACCGATCGCCACATCGGCGCCAGCCATGGCGGTCAGGCAACCCAAGGCGCAGGCGCTCCAGATCGACATGCCGAGGGCGTACAACAGCATGGTTGCCGACACGCCGCAGACCACGCAGGCACCGGAGCGCAGAACCACGCGGCGCAGCAGCGGCCAGCCACGGGCGCCCTCCTTGTCGGCGCGCCACATCTCGCCGGACACCCCGCCCACCAGGGCGAGCACGATGACCAGCCAGATCGGCATGTCCAGCAACGCTTGTTGCTCGTTTGTCATGTCTCGTTTCCTGGGGTGATGGATGATTGCTTGGGGACGGCGGGTCTTCGCAGGGCAACCGATGTTTTACAGTGGCTCAACGATGACGTTGTCGATGAAGGCGAAGTTGGCGTAAGGGTTCTGCTCATTGGAGAACGCCAAAGTCGTTTGAGCAGAAGTGGCCGTGAAGTCATACGTGATGGTGCTCCACTCCACCGCGGTACCTTTCGCCGACGGCGTGTTGAAGGTGACACTCTGCCCCGCCACCTTGACCTGGATGGTGCCGTCGCCGGAGCGGCTGGCGTAGCGCGAATTACCCGCGCTGAAGGTCAATCGGTACTTGGCGCCTACTGCGGTGGCGAAGTTCTGCTGGATACCACCGCCGTTGCCATAGACATAATTGGCCAGGTCGACAATCACAACGCCATCCGCAGCCACGGAACCCCCGATCGAGGCGGGCATATTGAAGTACTCGGCACCGGACAAAAACGTCGTCCAACCGGTGATGAAGTTGGCTTTCGCCGGAGTATCAAGGATGCAACTGCCGCTGCAGCCTGGCTGTTCGAAGCTACCGTTGACCAGAAGGTTGGCGGCGCTAGCGTTGCCCCCGACACCGAGCAGCGCAATGGACAGCAACAGTGGGGCGACGTATTTCTTGAAACGATTCAT